CTTTTCAAGTTGTTTAGTTATAAATTCTATATTGACTTTATTACTCATATTTTGTTCTTGAGTTGATTGTAGTTTTTCAACTTGTTTGTATAAATCTTCGATCAACATAAACTGCTCAGAATCAGCGGGAAGTGAACCCATTAATCCTCTTGGCCATTTGATTCTAAACTCTGTATTTTTTTCAAGATCAGATTCCATTAATTGTAATCTTGTATGGTGAGAATTTTGAGTTTCAATAATACCAAAATAAGCCCATGTACCTAAAGCTACTAATCCTATAAGACTAGCAACTGTTTTCATAGGCATTTGCACAGCTGCCTCTTCTGATATGTTTAAAGGTTTATTTGACATCTTTCTTTTTTTGCTTCTTAGGTGTAAATAATTTTCCAATTAAATTACTTAATGAATCTATACCTGCAAAAAATTTATAAATTATTTTGTCTAACATTATATTTTTCTCTCCAATAATTTTTTCTTTCAAGCAATCTAATCTTGTATTCTAGTTTATCAATTCCTAATAATTTTTTAAATAAATTTAACATTTCCATCTTCTTCTAGCTTGTCTTATTCTAGAATTAGGATCATTTCTAGTTTTAGCAGAGCTTCTTTTCAATTGTCCTAAACTTCTTGCACAATATGATTTTCTCCTTTTAGCTGCTTTACTACCAGGTTTAACTTTACCAGTTACAGCCATAGATAATTTAGAACCAGGATTAGCTCGTCTATAAGCTTTTATTCCTGCTCTAGTCATACCCGCACCTTTCTTAGTAGGTCGATAATATTTTTTTCTTCTAGGAATATCTCCTGTTCTTTTTCTAGGTCTTATTCTTGTTCTAGCCATATTACATCCTAAATGCTGAGTGTTGAGATGAAGTTACTCCTTGACTTGTTTTAGCTGCGGGTGAACTTAATCCAGATTGTATACCTGTTGGTCCTCCACCATATGGATCAGGACTTCCTCTATTTGTCATATCAAAAGTTGTAATATCTCCTTGAGTATCTCTATCAGTAATTGTTTGAATTCTTTGTTGATTTTGATTATTTAAAAAAGCACCAGCTACAAATTTAGTTGCAAAAGGTAATAGAGATCCAGTTGTTAATGCTGATCCAATAGTAAATAAATTTGAAACTGTAGAAGGAATACCTAAATTATTTTCAACATAAGAATTGTACGCATTAAGATTATTAGAAATAATATTACCAGCTGATTCTTTAAATGATTCAGTAGGCAATTCAAAATCAAATTGTAATTTACCTCTAGGTTCTTGCATATCTTTAATTTGTCCATCGTCACCTTCAAATATAGGACAAACTCCATTAACAGACATTCTACCATTTGGGCATACAAATTCTTTCATCTTCCTTGACCTTTGTATCGCATTTGTTTCTTTTGTCTTTTTTCATTTTTATTCTGTGACTTCTTATGTTTACCTGGCCTTTTCTTTGGCTTAGGTCTTGGAACAAAATGTACAAACTTTTGTTTGGCCACTAATCTTTATTCGTTTTCTTAGAAGGATTAAGTTTAATTATCTTAGCTTCCTTTTTTTTAATAAGATCAGCTGCTGAAGTATAATTTTTAGCTTTACCTTTATAAAGTAAACCGCCTTTATAAGAATCAGAGACAGATGCATTAGCAGTCATTTCTCTTTCTTTAGATTTACCTTCTTCATAGCCATCGTCATCAAACTCTCTAGCTGTTCCAATATTTTCAAAGTCAACATCTAAAATTTCTTTAGTAACTTGTTCTCTAGTTTTTTTTGCCATTATCTTTTTTTCCTTTTACCTTTTTTAATTACACCTCTTGCAATTAAAATATCTTTTTTTGTAACTTTACCATCTCCAGACATATCTGGAAATTTACCTTTTTTCTTTTTCTTTTTTTTCTTCATCATCTTGCCAGTCATCTTAGAGTTTTGCATTCTACCTTCTCCTGATCCTGCGCCTGCTGTCATTTTCATTATGATACCCTTGCTTTGTTAGTATGTATAAAACCTTCTTTTTTAGCTTCTTTTATTCCAGCAATTCTTTTATTATCATCACTAGATTTTTTAGCTTCAGGTTTATACATTTTTATTTCTTTACCCATTAATTCATCAAAATCTTCTGGAACATTACCATAGTCAGATTTAAAACTATCATAAGAACCATCATAGCCGTTTTCTTTTGCTTTTTTATAGATTTCTTTCATTGATGGCATTAAGAAATCTCCACTTCTATTTTCATAGCTTTCATCATGCTTGCATGTTGAGCTTTTCTTTCATCATCTATTTTTACAACTTCGTCACCAGGATTTTGCATTGCTTTCTTTAACATAGCAGCATCTTCTACAGCTCCTGGAAACTTATCATAAAATCTTTTATCAGCAGCTTTAACATCTTCAACGCTATAACTTTTAACGCCTAGTTTAGGTTGCTTGCCTGTTCTTTTAAATGGGTTATTCATCTTTTAAGTCCTCCGGTGTACTTAGTTTTTTATTTAATATACCTTGAAAAACTGATTGTGTAAAGGTAGGAAGCATTAATTCATTAATTGGAGATTTTAAATGGCCACAAGACCATGAAATACAAGGAACTCCTTTCTCGTCCCAGGCGACTAAAGCATAGCCTTTTACATCTACTTTATTAGTTATTTGTATACAAGCATCATGAAAAGCATTAACTACTTCATCATCTTGAAGTAATTCTTTTTCTCTAGGTAATGGTTTTCTAGGAGTTACTCTATGAGAATCAAGAGTAATAATGTTTGTCTTTGCGCAATTGTTTTCTTGTTTCATTGTCATCATCCTCAGGATCGTCTGGATGTAATACTAAAAATCCATCTCGAATCCTCATTAAAGCTTGTACACATGTATCATGAATATCATCATGCTTTCCATATGGAAATTGTGCACTTTCTTCAATTACATCCTTAGTCCATTCTTTATCCATTGTAAACACTAATCCACCTTCGAACATTGAAGATACACTATGCGTTCTAGAAACTTTATCTCTTTCTGGAGTATAAGTAACTATCGGAACTCCTGATCTACGCATATCTTGTATAAGAGATTGACCAGAAGCTCGTTTTTCAATTAATACTTGATCGGGCATCCACTCATAATAGCTATCTTGAGCTCTTTTTCTTAAATCTGGATATTCTAATCTTTCTTTCCATGCGTCTAGTAATATGCATGCGGGATAAGCAACGTTGTTTTCATCTTTTGCTGTAAACACGCCCCATGTAGTACAAGCTGAATAATCAGCAGAGGATTTTGTACTAAACGCAGTATCATAAGATTGTACAACATAACCTAAAGTTGGAATCTTATCACTTTCATATAAATTCCACCAATCTCTTTTAATGATACTACCTTCTTCATTACTAGGACGTTGTTGATAAAGTGCTTGCCAAACACGTTGACCTACGGTGTTTTGAATTTTTTCTAAATCAGTTTTACTATAAGCTTCAGGCCATAAAGCATTACCTTTATCATCTATAGCAGGAAGGTCTAAAACTTTCCAGTCTTCTCCAGATTCATTTAAAATATATCCAGCTAAATCATCTTGGTGCCATCTAGTTTGAATTACAATAATTTTTCCACCAGGTTGAAGTCTAGTATAAGCTACAGATTTATACCACTCTAAAAGATTTCTTCTTTGAACTTCTGACTCTGCGTCTTCTCGACCTTTAATCGGGTCATCAATAATTAATAAATGTGCACCTCTACCAGTAATAGCTCCACCTGCTCCAACAGCAGAATAAGTACCACCATGTATCGTATGAAATCGTTTAGCTGATGTACTGTCTGATCTTAATCCAACTTGTGGAAAAACTTTATTAAAGTCTTCTCCTTGAACTTGGTTTCTTACTTTACGACCAAAGTCGTCTGCTAATTCTTGAGCGTATGTAGATTGAATTACAAATTCGTTTGGATTATTTCCTAGATACCATGCTGGAAAAAATTCTGAACATAACATACTTTTTCCATGCCTTGGTGGCATAAAGACTGCCAGTCTTTTTATTTCACCTGATTCAAGCTTCTCTAGATTTTTTGCAATTAGTCGTATGTGCGCAGGGTCTTTATATCCCGGGTACATATGTTTAGCATAACTTAATAAACTTTTTCTAGAATTATATGTAGAAAGTAAATTAGTTAAATGTGTGACTACTTCACCAGCTCTTTTATCTCTAGTCTTTTGGTAAATTTGAATAGCTGACTTTAATTTCTCTTTGATCTGTAACTCTTGCATTTTGTTTTCCTGCACCTACGGCGCCAGCTTTTTTATATATATCAAATTTCTTTTTAAGTAAAATAAATGGATCAGATTTAGTTTGTAAATTTTTAAGTATAAATTCATTAGGTTGTTTTAAAAGTCCTAACAGCCAATTAATTTTTAAAGCATCTTTATATCTTAATTTTACCATATCTATATGATGGAGGTCTCCTTTTTGATCAGGATTACCTTCATTATATTTTCTAGCTCTAAAAGTTTCATCATTATTGTTACCAGTTATATCTGCTCTATCATGTATAACTTCGATATCAACGTCCCGCATTATATCTAACATGTAAGCTATCTCTGAGAGCCATGCATCATTTTGACCATGAAGACTAATGTGATCTAATAAATAAAACCATTTTTGTGGAAAGCAAGGAAAGATACTATAAGGATGTTCAGTCTGTTCTTTGAAACGTAAAAGACAAAACTCGTCCTCAAAATCCATAATTTTTTGATCCCAATTTTTAGTTTGCATTAAAGCATCATCATTAAAAAACATTATCCATTTACCTGATGCGTAGCCTGCTAAAGTATTATTATATTTATGAAGGTTCTCGTAACCTATAGGTTTAAACTGTAAAGCTAATTGATTTGGATATTTTGATTCTTTTAGATAATCAAAAGTTTCTATATCGTCTTCATCTACGCCAAATAGAAATTGTAATTTTTCAGGCTCTCTAGCATTATCTATTAAAGACTGTACTGATTTTTTTAATAAAGATAATCTTTTTCTTGTAGGGAGTAATATTGTAATATTCATATTCTACCTATATCGCTATAGGTAGAACATAGAAACAAAAAAGTACCCGCCATCTCTCCCTATCCCGAATCAAAGAAAATGATCCACGGACATCACCTAATGAAAATGTTATACTACTTATCCATTTTCTTTTCTAGTATTTCGTAAAAGAACTTGTCAGTGTCCTCGGTCATCCAATCTTTGTTTTCGACATTCCAGTCATTCGTTTGGACTTTGTAGTCTGGGATTTCGTTTCTCGTAGTGAACGAATTAATGTTCCATAGTATTCTGTTATTAGGCTGAGCAGCGTAATTACCATTGTCAAGCTCCAATATATGAGCGCACTTATGTTCCTGAGGAATTTCAGAATGATCTGTGTCAAGAAGATTGGCGTCAGGGTGACACCAGTCAACAGTAAACAGATACTCACCTGTATAAAGTTTTTTATCTTTACCAAAATATTTAGCTCGTTGTCCTTCTAGAAAAGCAAAATGATTGACGCTATGATAATAATCAAAACTGTTCCACAGCTCAAGGGCGTCATTTGACATATCTGGCACGTCTTTTCTTTCCATACCTTTAGAGAAGAAGGCACATATTGGCAAACGCCAAAAGCACGCACCATTTTCCAGCATGATGTTAAAAAGGATACCACGACCCGCAATGCTTGTGAGACCAAAGATAACACAGTCATCGCTTTCTCCATGATGTTTTTGTAAATCATATAAATACTCCTTACGAATTTTACAATATATTGGTGGAATGCTACTATTTAAAAAAGCCATTGTAAAGTCTTATATTAAAAAAAATTTTTTTTCTAGAGAAATTTATACGCATATAGGTCATTCTTCCTCATACTCTAGCTTATACTAGAGTAAAGCGCACATTCGATTTTAAACTTTATACGATTTTTCAGCGACAAACTTAATACGTTTTTTAAAAAGAGAAAAATTGAAAAGAAAAAAAAGAATAAAAAAAAAGCGTATCTAAATTAATAGATACGCTTTTTAATTTTAATTAGTCTTAAAGACTTTTTATTTTATCTTCGAAAAATTTTATATTTTCGATTATCGAGTTATCGACTTTATT